GCGGGAGATATTCAGCGCGCGCGACAAGGGGAAAAAGGTGGTTGCCGTGGCGAACACAATGGCCTTGAGCGCCGCGTTCTGGATCGGGTCTTCGGCCAGTGAATTCGTTGTTTCGCCCAGCGGTGAAGTGGGGAGCGTGGGTGTTTTCGTGATGCACGAGGACTTGAGCGCGGCGCTGGAAAAGGCCGGTATCGATGTCACGCTTATCAGCGCCGGGAAGCACAAGACGGAAGGCAATCCGTTTGAGCCGCTGTCGAAGTCGGCGCGTGAAAACATTCAAGGCGGCGTGGACAAGATTTTTGACAGCTTCGTTAAGGCTGTTGCGCGGAACCGTGGCGCTTCAGCTTCGAAGGTACGCGGGGGGTTTGGCGAGGGGCGTCCGGTCATGGCGAAAGAAGCCCTGGCTGAAGGCATGGTGGACCGGATCGCAACGCTTGACGAAGTAATCGCCCGGTTGGCGGGATCGCGCGCAACTGGCAGGCGCGCGGCGATGGCAAAGAACGAACGAAGATTGAAGCTTATGGAATTGAACCAAGTCTAGAGAAGTAAGAAAACTTAACTGGTAATCGGGAATACCGAGCCGCATTTTGCCATTCGTTTTGGCAGTGCGGCTTTTTGTTTTTCACACTCTTTCAGTGAGAAGAAAATGAAAATTAAAGAGCAGATCAATCAACTGATGACCGGGCGCAAGGCGCTGTTGGAAGAGGCGTCCACGCTGACCTCGAAAGACGATGGCGAGTTTACCGAGGAAGATCAGGCGCGATTCGATCAGATCGATGAGAAGGTGCGCTCGATTGATTCCAAGGTGGGCCGCCTGAATCGCCAGATCGACTGGGACCGCAACGCTCCGGCGGTCGCCGTGTACGGCGAGGACGGTCGGGCGCACGCCGGGGAGCCCAAGCCGAAACCGGCATCGTCCGGCGCGGCTTTCGAGCCGTCCACGCGGGCTTACCAGCCGAACGCTCCGCAGGGGGAACAGCCCGCTCAAGGTAGCGGCTACACCCCGCCCGGTGAAAACCTGTGGCACCAGCATGACCGGCGCGAGGATATGCCGTTCAATTCGCTGGGCGATCAGCTTCGGGCTGTCAGTGCGGCGGCGAACGGCACCTTTGATCCCCGCTTGGGCAAGATGGCCGCGCCGACCGGCATGGGTGAAACCGTTCCTTCCGAGGGCGGGTTTCTGGTGCAGATGGACTTTACCAGCGAGTTGATCCGCCGGGTCTATGAGCTGGGCGAGGTTCTCCAGCGTGTCCGGCAGATGAGCATTTCCGGCAATTCCAATGGGATTCGCCTGAATGCCATCGATGAAACCAGCCGGGCCGACGGGTCCCGGATGGGCGGTGTGCGCGGGTATTGGGTCGACGAGGCTGGCGCCTTGACCGCGTCGCAGTTCAAGTGGCGCAAGATGGAATTGACGCTGAACAAGGTGGGTGCGCTGGTGTACGCCACCGATGAACTGCTTTCAGACACGGTTGCGTTGGAAAGCTTGATCCGCAATGAGGTTCCCGAGGAACTGCGGTTCAAGGTGGAGGACGCGATCATGAACGGTGACGGCTCCGGCAAGCCGAAAGGTTTCAACGTTTCCGGTGGCGGTTCCCCGCTGATTACGGTTGCTAAGGAAACCGGGCAGAAAGCTTCCACCATCCTGTTTGAGAACATCGTCAAGATGTGGGCGCGGATGTGGGCGCGTTCCCGCCGCAACGCGGTCTGGCTGATCAATCAGGAGATCGAGCCGCAGCTGATGCAAATGAACATGAAGGTCGGCACCAGCGGTGTTCCCGTCTATCTCCCGGCAAACAACCTTGCAGGCTCCCCGTTCGGCGTTTTGATGGGCCGCCCTGTGATCCCGGTTGAATATGCCAGCGCGCTGGGCACGGCGGGCGACATTCAGCTGGTGGACCTGTCGCAGTATGTGATGATTCAAAAGGCGGGGATTCAGGCCGCGCAGTCCATGCACGTTCGTTTCGTGAACAGTGAGCAGACGTTCCGCTTCACGTGGCGCGTGGACGGCCAGCCGGTATGGAATTCGCCGCTGACGCCTTTCAAGGGATCGGACACCCTCAGCCCGTTTGTTCGTTTGGCCAACCGGAGCTAATACCCCGGCGCCTGATTGAATCAACCTTTTAAACTGGAGTAGGAAAATGTCTGGAAAAGGCTTTTATGTACCGCAAGACGGGCACGTGGTGAACATCCTTCCGCCGCAGGACATCAACGGCGGGGCGGTGAATTCGGACGTGTTCAGTATGCGCGACCACGCGCACGTCGATATTATTTTGACGCTGGGAACTACCGGCGCGGCAAGCACGGTCACCGTCGAGGAGTGTGACGACTTTGTGCCGACCAATTCGACGGCCATCGCGTTCAGCTACTTTCAGGAAGAAACGGCGGCGGGTGATACGTTGTCCGGCGAGCAGTCCGCAACGACCTCCGGGTTTGCGACGTCGACGAATGACAATATCACCTATATCATTTCCATCGATGCCTCGCAGTTGTCGGACGGATTCCCGGCGTTGCGCATGGCGATGAGTGATCCTGCGGCCTCTACGTTGATTTCTGCCGTGGCTGTTCTTTCCGGTAGCCGGTATGCTGGCGACCAGAATGCAACCGCGATCGCGTAAACATTGAACCCCGGCATTGTGCCGGGGATTCTTTTAACCTTTCGGGCATTGCGCCCGCATTAGCGAAAGGGATACACAATGAGCGACGTTCATTCCCAATGGTGGAACGGAAACCTTGTTTATTACGACACGCACCGGATGCGGTGGCTGGACGCCATCGGGCCGAACGTGGTCAAGTTCATCGATCATTTCACCCGCTTGCCTGTGGATGACACCACGGGCGACCCCACGGAATTCACGATGACGGTGGTGGAGGTGGGGACCGGCGATTCGACGGTGGCGCTGGACACCACGGAAGGCGGCATCATGCTGATCACCACTGCTGCGAACGAGGATGACGGCGTCAACCTTCAATTGAAGGGCGAAGCCTACAAGATGGAAAGCGTCAAGCCGTGTTATTTCGGCCTGCGCATGAAGTTGTCGGAGGCCACGCAGTCCGATTTTCTGGCCGGGCTTTGTATCACTGACACGACCCTGCTGGGCGGGCTGACGGATGGCGTGTATTTCCGCAAGGTGGACGCTTCGACCGACATCTCGATGGTTGCGGAAAAGAACTCAACCGAAACGGCGAACGTGGACGCCACGGCTGACACCAGCTTTCATATTTACGAGTTCCTGTACGACGGCAATGGAACGATTTATCCCTTCATTGACGGCGCGCAGGGAACGGCGATCACCACGAACATCCCGGACGACGAGGCATTGACGCCCTCGATTCATTTCCTGACCGGCGCGGACAGCGCCGAAACCATGAGCGTTGACTGGCTTCGCGCCATTCAACTCCGTTAAAAGGAAGGGGGGTTTGAATGGCTGGGACTGTAACGGAATCGGTCAGCAAGACCGGCGCGGGCGGCGTTAAGCTGATCACGCTGGACGTTGTGGGTGACGCTTCGGACGGGTCTGTGCCTGACACGGCGCTGGGTCATAAGTTTTCGGGGCGCGTTGTTTCTCTGGAAACGAACCCCGGAAGCACGGCGCCGACGGCGAACTACGATATCACGCTTGAAGATGGCGACGGGCATGATGTCCTTGAGGGCGTGGGCGCGAACCGGAGCGATTCGGCGACGGAGAAGGTGGCCGTTGTTTTCAGCGGGACCAGTGTCCACCCGCCTGTTGATATTTCTGAAACCTTGACGCTGAAAATCGCCAACCAATCGGTCAATTCAGCGGATATTAAAATCAAGTTGTATATCTCGGAAGGGCCGTAACCAATGCCAAACACTGCTGACTTTCTATTCCAGCTTGTCGATAATTATACGAACACGACCAGCTCGGAGCTATCGACCGGCAAGGATGCGTTGTCGTACAAGAAAACCTTTGCATGGACGGATGGCGCGGGCGCCAGCAAGTCTGAAGCCCTGTGGCATGACCAGCGCACCATCGCCGCCAGCGGCAACGAGGACATCGATCTTGCTGGGTGGTTGACGGATATGTTTGGGACCACGCTCACCTTTACGAAGCTGAAGGCAATTGTGGTCTATGCCTCGACGGACAACACGAACAACGTGGAGGTGACGCGCAAAGGAACCAATGGTGTTCCGTTCATGCTGGCCGCCGGGGATGGTATGGCCATCAAGCCGGGCGGGCTGTTTGCTTTGATCGATCCATCTTCCGGCGGCTACACGGTCACGGCTGGCAGTGGCGACCTGATCAATATCGCGAACAGTGCCGGAAGCACCAGCGTCACCTATGACATCATCTTGATCGGCGAGACTTCCTAACAAGGGGGCTGTATGGGCAAGCGCCCTTTTTGGACGCTCAACCGCACGTCGGACCCGGCCAGCGAGCCGCTTACGACGGCGGAAGCGAAAACGCATATCAGGGAAACGTTGTCCGATTCGGACAACGATTCTTATATTGACGCCTTGATCGCCGTCGCGCGTTCGCACGTTGAGCGCGTGACGGGGCTGGCGTTGATAACGCAGACGTGGACGCTGAACCTTGAGCGGTTCCCGATGGATAGTAGCCGGTCGATCCTGATTCCCTTGCATCCTGTCAGCGCGGTCACCTCGATCACGTACACTGACACAGGCGGGGACAGCCAGACATGGGCGGCGGCGAAGTACAATTCAGACTTGAACGCGGCCCCGGCGCGTGTGCGCCCGGCGCCCGGCGAGGTGTATCCGGGAACGCAGGACATAATGGGCGCGGTTGTGGTGACAGTCACAGCCGGGTATGGTTCCAGTTCCAGCGATATTCCTGCGCCCATTGTTCACGCGATCAAGTTGCTTGTCGGGGAACTGTACGAACGCCGTGAGATGAACATTGTGGGCTCGATCATTGCCAGGGTTCCGTTCACAGTTGAAAACCTTTTAGCGCCCTATGTGGTGCGGGATTGGGGCCATGCGAGCTGGTAGGATGGATCGGAAAATCACCATTCAGAAACCTGTCGAAACGCAGGATGACTACGGGCAGGTTGTGGTTTCCTTTGTGGATCATGCGACGGTGTGGGCGGAGATCAAGTCGGTGTCTTCAAGCGAGCGGTTCCGCGAAGCGCAACACCTGGCGCAGGCCGACACGGTGTTCAGGATCAGATACAGGGATGATATCACCTCAGAAATGCGGATCAGTTACAACGGCGACATCCACAGGATCGAGGGGCCGCCGATGGAACTAGGGCGGCGCGAGGGGCTTGATCTTGCCACCAGCGCGGTGGGGGTTGAATGACGGATTTTACGATCAAGGGCTTTCAGGAATTTGAGAAACAACTGGACCGCTTGAACGAGAACGCGTTTGAGAAGATCGGACGTTTGTCGATCAACGCAAGCGCCAAGCCGCTGATCATTGAAATGAAGCAACGTATCGCGCGGTTCCGGTTGACGGGGACCCTTTCCGATTCGATCAAGCTTCGGAACTTGCCGAAGCGGCGGTTTGAGTTCGCACGGCAGTTGGGCGTTTTTGCGCCGCACGCGCACCTTGTGGAATTCGGAACCAAGGCGCATTCGATTGAGGCGGGAAGCGGTAAAAAGCTTTCGTTTGTCGCCGGGCGGCGGAGCGTTGTCACAACGGAAGTGGATCACCCCGGCGCACAGGCCAAGCCGTTCATCCGCCCGACACTGGACAAGGGAACCGATGGTTACTTTGAAAAGCTGGGTGGTGAGATTGGGAAAAGAATTGTTAAAGAATTGAGGACGGTACGTTGATTGGCAAGATGATCGTTGAAAGGCTGGAGGCGGTGGCGGCGGTGACGAATCTGGTATCAAGCCGCATCTATCCCGTGATCCTTCCGCAAACGCCGACGTACCCGGCGATTGTCTATGAGGTGGTCACGACGGTCCGTGGCCAAAGCCACGGCGGCCCTCATAACCTGGTCCAACCGCGTGTTCAGATCGATATATTTGCTGAAACGTATGAAGCGGCATGGGATATTGAAGCGGCGGTCCGGGGTGCTCTGGACGGATTCAGCGGCGCCTTGTCCGGCAAAAAAGTATGGAACGTTTTTCACGAGGATTCAAACGACTTGTACGCGCAGGATATAAAGAAGTCGCGGGTGATTTCAGATTACACGGTTGCGTACCGGGATTAATTTTCAGCATTTAAACAGGAGATTAAATCATGACTGATGCAGTTCTAGGGCACGGCGCGGAACTGAAGCGCGGGGCGAACAAGATCGCCGAAGTTCTCAGCATTAGCGGGCCCAGCCTGTCGCGTTCCGCTCCGGATGCGACGAGCATGGATTCAACCAATGGCTGGATGGAATTCATCGGCGGCCTGAAAGATGGCGGCGAGGTCACCTTTGAGGTGATTTATGATCCGGTTGACACGACCATCGATGCCAGCACCGGCTTGTTGAGCGACATCGATGGGCCGGGCCAGACTTCCACGCAGACCTGGTCCCTGGTGTTCCCGGATGCCGGGAACACCACTTGGACCTTTGAGGCATGGCTGACAGCTGTCAGCCCGGCGGTGCCGATGGATGACAAGATGACCGATCGGCAGAAGTATGACTTTGCGCGACAGGCAGTTGTCGTGGCAGGTGGTCAAGTGAAGGAAGACATGCCGC